ATGATGCTTCTCCACCCCAAGATCCAAGTCCCCATCCAAATCCTTTTTCTTGAACAGCAGATCCAACAGGAAAATAATGTCTAACTCTAATACCACCCGATGTAGTTGCACCAGATCCAGTTTCGTTTGATGGCATTGTAATGGTTATTGTTTCTGTTGTAGGGACAGAAGTCACCATAAATTTTTTATCATCAAAATCTGATGCACTAAAATTAGATCCTGTAATTGTAGTAAAATTGTCTAATAAAATAATATCTTGAGGATTTATACCATGACCTGTTGAGAAAGTTATTGTAACAGTTGGTGATCCGTTAGTCGTGGTGAATGCACTTGTAAGCGTTGTGGTAGATTTAATAGGGTGTATATCATAAAACACACCTCCAGAAAAAGCATATAAAATTCTGTTTGTACCAATAATTGCATATCTTCTACCTAAACTATTAACAAAATGATGAAGTCCACGTCCAGCTCCAGTAAGTTCATTTTCATTAACATTACCTAACTGACTCCAACCACCTATTTTTTCTGGTGATCCATATCTAAATCTAACATTGTCGCAGTCTACCCACTGTCCTTCTGCTGTAGTTTCTGAAACTTGTTTATTTATCCCTGGCTGAAAACCTATTTTTTGTAGCATAATTTACCACTATATAAGATTTTTTATATTTTTGTAGCCTTATATTATACGAATCTAGGCCCTTTTACGAAAATAGCTATCGAATCTCTAGTGCCCTTAACGACGGGATCTACCTTATGATTTATATAAGATTTAAACATTAAAACACTACCTGGGTTGTCTAATATCTCTATGTGTTTAGGACCATTGTCAAAAAGATAAAACTTACCACCCTCATATTTATTTAAAGATGTATTAATAATTACAGTAAATTTAATATCAAATATATGACTTTTTGATCCATCAGAGTGCCAGTCATACTCTCCCTGGTTTTGATAAAAATATGAATTTATATTTATATAATCATAATCATTTAAATCATATAAAGTGTAACCAAATTTTTGTACGTTAATTACTTTAATTAATTCATTTAAAGTATTTAATTTATCTTTAACACTTCTCCACTCACAAAATTTAACAATAGAAGTTTTAGTTGTGTTAGCTGGCCTGTCAACACTTTTAACTAAATTATTATCGCAAATTTTTTTTATCTCTTTTAAATCTTTCGTATTAAAAAATTTATCCCAATACCAATAGGTATATTTACTTTCCATTATTTTTAAACCATCCAGGTAAACCTATATGCAGTCTTCCATCAAACATATTTTCTTGTGCTCCTTTTGTTTTTACATTGTTATAGTGTAAAAATACTTGAACACATTCATCTCCTTCAAAGGGTTCTCTCCAGTGTTCTAATTCACATCCTAAATAAATTAACATATCCCCTGGTTTTAAATTAACCTTAACCCCTTTTTTATTTTCTTTACCAGAAGGTTCAACATATATAGGCCAATTGTCTCCACCTAAATTTAAAGTGGTTGATATTTCACAACTAAATCTATCTTTGTGTCTTTTTAAAATATCACCTTTTTTATAAACTCTTGCATAAGTGTATGCAGGAGTTAATTTTAATTTTGTTTTTTGTTCCATGATTGGTTGTATTTTTAACATTAAAGTGTCCATTGCTATGTCTCCATAAGTGGAGTATGTGTTAGCAACTTGCTGTTTATCTGTTTCATATTTACCTAACACTTCTTCAAATGGAGAAATGTATCTATTTTTTATGCAAGTATCATAAACTTGTTTTTTAACCCTTAAATAATTATAACAAAAATCAGATAAGTCTTTATCAATTACTTTTTTTATTACGATGTATTTATTTTTTATTAAACTCATTTTTGTAAAACCTCTGACGGCACAGCTTGAATATTAAAATGTATAAATCTAAAAGATTTAATACCATGGTCTAAAACAAACTCGTGTTCTAAGTATCCTGGAAAAAGTAATAAAGATCCTGGCATAGGTTTAAAATTTATTAAATCATCATTTTGATAAATTTGTTCACGAGTATGTGGTCTTGACTCTAGTTTTGTTGCTCTGGCTCCAGTTCTTGGATCATAAAAAATTGGGTAAGAAGTTTCAGGTCCACATTTTAAAAAATAAAATCCAGATACATGTTGATTACCATGTATGTGTGCAGAGTGATGTCCTCCCTTTTTACCAAACTCTTGAACCCATAACTCTGTCATTACATAAATATATTTATTGGTGTCTACACCTTGATCGTATAAATAATTAACGGACATGTTTCCAACATAGTCTCTAAAAGAAAAAAATTGTTCTTCTTTTACTAAGTTTTTAGAGTGATATGAAATTCCAAACTCACCATATTTTTTTCTATACTTTTTATTTTTATCAAATTGTTTAGCCTCTTTTATATATTTATCAGAGACTTTGTTTAAATCTTTTACAAACTCTGGTTTTTGACCATGCCAAATGCGTGTTGAAAAGCAATCTAATTTTTCCATTTTATATATAAGGTTGTCCTAAACTCCAAACAACTAAACTATACCTTGTTCCTTTCCTAACTGGTTTTACTCTATGCCATACAAAAGATGGAAATACAACTATAGACCCCTGTGGTAAAATCTCAGTGCATTTTCTAATTTCTTTTGGATTGTCGTGATTTCTAAATTGAAACTCAAGTTCTCCACCACTATACTCAGAACCATCTGTCAATTGACAAGTCATAGAAAGTTTTCTTATTTTACCATGTTCTGGTTCATTGGGTCTGTTATAAGGTTTATCCCAACTATCGCAGTGCCAATCATAATATTGATTTAATTTATATTTTGTAAATTGACAAGGTTCAGATCTACTCCATTCAAAGTTCCAACCCGCATTTTTATTAGCCTCGTGAACATAGGGATGTATTTCTCTGTATATCCAATTATCATTTAACCAAGAAACGTTTGAATCTCTTTTTTTCTTCAGATCTTTTATTTCTTTTTTTGTTAAAGATCTATTTTTTATATCTCCTAATATCCCTGTAACAGCTAAATTTTCTTTTTGAGCAAGACCGTGTTGAATTACCTCTTCACAAAAACGAGGTGTTAAAGCTGATTTAAAATACCAATAATAATTATCCAAGTTCATAAGTTACCGTTAGAATAGAATTTAATTGTTGAGAAGTATTTTTTGTGATGTGATATCTTTGAGTTGAGGGAAACATTACAAAATCATTATTGTTTAGAGGTATAACCCAAGACCTGCCTTTTCTTCTATTATCATCATATTCAATATAAACACTACAAGAATCTTTAGCAACATTAACACCGTATAGCATTACATAATCAGGAGAATGTTTTAGATCTACTGGGTTTATTTGCAAAAGAGATTCTGATTGTTGTCCAGGAAAATAAACATCACTTAAAACATCTTTTTCAACAATTATCAAATTATGTTTTAGTTGTGCAAATTCTTTAATATAAGTTACAATCTTATCCCATTCTCTAGTAAACGGAACCCCTTTTAAATTTTTTGTTTGATGTTTTAATATATTGTGAAAAATATTTTCTCTATCTATTTCAAAAAATTCTGGCATATCAATTGAGCCATAATATAAATCAATTTGAGATAATATTTTTTTATTAATCATTTTTAAAACCCTCCATTAAACAATTCCAAGATTTAAGATAGAAGGGCCAAGTAAAATACAAAGCTTCTTTGTTTATTGCTATTTGAGAAAGAGTGTCTTTCCATTCCATATTTTTAGTTATATCTAAATGTTCATTACTTAAATGTTTAACTTTTTTCCAAAAATCGGTTTGATAAATTGAACCATTAGAATACACATAACAAATAAAGTTTTCATACTGCTTTGCTTTTAAATTTAAAATATCGTTAACACCTTCCTCTGTCATTGTATTGTTTATATAATCATAAAAAAATCTATTAACATTGTCATAGTAACCACCTGACAAAGCCTCCATAGGTTCATAAAATATAGCCCTGTTACCATTTCTAATTACTCTATGATTTAAAAATTTTTTTGCTCTATATGCTTTAAATTTAAAATCTCGTAAATCTTTTTTCTCTAAGTTTGATTTAAATATTTTATTAATATCTTTAACAGCTTCTTCTTCAGTAGTAATTTTATCATTAAATAGGTAACCCCAACCTTGTCTAGTTGTTAAAGGTATACCAAACATCCAACCATTTTCGTGTGCTTGATGATATGTATAAGCCCAATCCCCAGGTTTTTTAATCATGTTTACAAAACAACGATTTAAAAGAAGAGGTTTACAAATATGATAATCTGAATAATCTTCAGGATATCCTCGACAATCAATTACGTAATCGTATGTTTTACTATTTTTATCAAATAAAACTTTTACATTTTTTTCTGTCTGTTGATAATTTTTTACATTTTCGTGAATAACTTTAAATCTTTTTCCGTATTTATTCTTTGCTCTTTCAAACATTGAGTTTGATAAATTAAAATTATTAAAATGCATTGCATACCCATTGGGTAGTATGGGACTAACAAAATCGTTTTCTCTCCAATTTTTATACAACACTCCAAATTTAATTGTTGAGTCTAATTCTTTAGAATCACCAAAAGTATTATAATCAACACTCTCCCACAATAATTGTGGTAATTGAGTGTTACTGCTTTCCCCAATACCAAGAATATCTTTTTTAGGATTAAAAATACAATCTACTTTTGCATCTGGCATGTATCTTAAAAAATGTAACACTGACATTACACCAACTGTGCCCGTACCAAGAACTGCTATATTCATTTTTCTTCTTTCATTTTAAAAGAAGCATATCAATATTTATTATAAATTCAAGTTTTTTATTGTTTTGAGTAACTTACGAAATCCCAACCTGTATTATTGTCAGCTTGATAGGCATCTTCGTTCCATATATAAATATGCGTATGTGTTTTTGCATCTACTTGAGATTGTTGCTCTGATGTTAAAGAAGGTCTTGCAATAGGTGGATCCCATGACGCTGTTGAATTATTTTTTGTCCAACTAGCGTGCGGTTGAGGTGCCCAAAATATTTGATTAACAGAATCCCATGATCCCCCTAAACTAGCAAAATTACCTCTAAAGGGAGTGCCTCCGTCCCTATGTTTATTTTCATACGTCCAATAAGAAGTTTTAATCCATAAATTTGCAGGCCAATTATTGTTAGTTTCTAAAAACGCTTGACCAATTGATTCTTGTTCATCTCCGTTTTCATCTTGACAGTCTTTGTTGTCAACAACTACAACGGCTAAAATTTCATTCTCTTCTGATATTTTTGCAAAGTGTGCCATATTAATTATGCAGCAGCAGTTTTATAA